AGTTTAAATAATCTTTAACGCCTTCTATTGAAATTTCTTCGTTTACTTCAAAAGGAAGACCATAATACTTATTATCTCTAAACTCATATGTATAATTATGAATTTTTAATTTTGAAATAACTTTATCTAAAAGACCTGTGTATATTTCTCCAGTATGTACACTCAACAATCTTATTGTACCGTCCCAATACTTATTTCTCATTTGGGGCATAAACTTTGCACCAGGAACTTCAAATGTAAAATATTCTTGAAGTTCATATAAAATATGAGGTTCACATTCCAACTTAATGTAAACCTCATTTTTCTTATAAATTGTTACATCACTCATAGACAATAATAATTGCTATGATTATTTATTTACCCTAAACCAGATTGAAATTTCATATATTCAATTGCATTTTTAATTTGATAAGTTCTATTGTGAATCATTTTAAGAATGCTTTCAATATAAACTAATATCGTGTCATAGTAATCTATTTTTAAACAAACCGTAGAAAGTTTTTCATCTGCATCCAAATATTTCTGCATAGTGTCTTTATCCCTGATTTTTTTAGGAAATGGATTCTCCACATAAACATCAGGATCCGCTTTTCCAGAATAGTACTCATATCTTTCGTGTCTAATATTTCTTTTTTGCTGCTCTGCTTTCTTTCTTAAAAGAAAAATGGTATTATAAAGATCAAAATATTTTGCATGAATAGATGGAATATTTAAAGATTCTGTATGCAAATTATCAATGTCCATTTTTGAATCTTTTTCCCACATTTTTTGGATATCATCAAGATCTATCGTCATAATTCATTTCCATTTTTATCTAATATATTATACATCATATATTTAAATGTGACATCTGCTGTAAAATATTCAATATCTGTGTTAGTTGCATCAAATTGTAAAGTTGTCAAAGAGTATGGAAACATTGATCGAAATTTTATTTGAAAATTAATGTTTTGATTACTATTCAAAACTAATAAAGTGCCATCTGAATATAAATTCATTTGAGATTTTTCTGGTTGCTCAAACTTTTTATTAGTTGATTGCCAGTCATATATTTCCTTCAAACTTTCTGGAAATCCTATACCTCTCATCCAATTTTGAATTTCCATATAATTTGTTAAATCTTCATCAATTAAAAATCTTAAAGTAAAATCACCAAATTCCATTTTGTCACCTGGAACTGGTATATCAGTTAAGTAATTTGGTTGATTTGCAATACCAACATCAATTGATGGGATATTTGCACTATTGGCAAAAAATGCAACTTTTGGGGCACGATTTAGTGTAAATCTAAATCCTACAGGAGATAGAAAATTTCTATTTTCTACTTGTCTATCGTATACTGACATTTTTTTTAATTATTTATTTTTTGCAAAAAAAGAGGGAGTCCTTAGACTCCCTTTATCAATGTTATGTCCAAAAAGAAATCACATTAGATTTCTAATTTGAACTCTTCTGTAATAACGGTTAGCATTAACCTTAAGACGACCAAGACCTTGATCTAGTCCTTCTGCAAATGGGTTAGCAACAAGACCATAACGAGTCTTAAATCCAATTTTGGGTTGGAAGCTGTTCTCGCCAACGGCACGAACCATTTGGAGAGGAACGTATGGGCAATAGAACAGACCTGCATCATAAGGTGAAGAACCCTTATAACCAACAACATAGTATTGGTTAGCACTTACGTTTGCTGCATATGGATCAATGTATACACGGAACTTGCCGAGTAGAACACCAGCAAAAGTGTTGCCAGTATCATCTACATTGAGATTTGCATTGAGTGCTGGGGTGTAATCTAGTACGCCTGCCATGCTTAGTGCAGAAGCAACGTCAGCAGAGCACATGATTACATTGCCCTTTCCTCTACGAGTGCGTTGTGCAATTGCGTTTGCATCACGCTCGATTTGGAATAGAAGACCCTTGAACTTCTCAACACTCCAACGACCGTTGGAGTCAACGTCTAGGTCAAAGATACCTTGAGTTGCTACGTTAGCAGCAGCACCTTGCTCAGCGACCTTGTAGATGGTTCTGATGACCTCACGGTTGATCTCTGCAAGAATCTCGCTAGAAAGAATATTAGCGAGTTCTGCTTCTGCATTTAAACCGTGAATTGCTTTCAGGTCTTGGGCAAGCTCAAGGCTGTATTCTGCCTTCAGTGCTCTTGACTTTGCTTCAACGAGAACCTTCTCGATTGAGAATGCCATCTCATTGAACTGACCACCAGTGCTACCAAGAGCTTCTGAATCAGTTGTGACCATTCCTTGGCCAACATTATATCCTGTTGAACTTGCAGTACCAACTGGATTCAGTAATCCTGGATTTTCGCCAGTCTGGGAAGTTGAACCCATACCAGCTACGGCATCGGTGAAACCAGAATTTAGATTGAAATTAGAATCCTGTCCAGAGAAAGTAGTATCTACTTCATCATAGAAGTTTTCTGCTCCAGTTTGATTATTATAACGGGATCTCATCGCAAAAATGAGTCCTGTTGGGCCAGTCATTGGTTGTACGCCTGCAAGGTCGTATGCAACCAGATTAGGCATTGCACGTCTGATTAGAGAAATCAGAACAGGGTCAAAACCTGCTACTGGACCTGATGCATCAGCACCTGCACTAAATCCTGCTGCTCCATTTGCAGTAGAAGTATTTACTGTAGGTGTCTCTAAAAGCATTCCTTGTGATTGGAATGAATTTTGCTCTCTTAGAAATCTCTCTTGATTTTCTAGCAGGACAGCGGTTACAGCCTTTCTATGTGAATCCTTGATTGAATCAAGACCATCGTAATTTAGAATGGGTGACCACTTTTCCTGCAGATGTTCGGATTGGAACATTTGCTTTACCTCTTTAAAGTGTTAGTGTTATTAGTTAGTTAATATTAAATTCAATTTTTAACAACTGCTGAAAGAGTTTTCAAATATGCATTCATTGAGTCTGAATAATACTCATTTGATGCGTCAAGTCCTTCAGAAAGTGTTTCAGTTGTAGTTATTGGACTGTTTGACTTCAATGGGAAATATGATTCCCTTAGTGTCTCCAGTTTTTCACGATATTTTTCTTCACTTTCAAACTCAACACTTTCGGCAAGTGAAGCAAGTTTCTCTCTCTGAGAAAGTGCTAGACTTTCTGAGACTTCAATGAAAATTCTTTCAGCAGAAGATTCAGATAATTTTTTGGTTAGAGAAATATTCTTTCCAATTTGCTCGTTGAGTTTTGATTCCATTTCATCAAGTTTTTCTACCATAGTGCCGAGTACATCATATTTTTCTTCAGGGATTGATACATAATGTTCTTCAAAAAGTCCTTTTAGACCAGTCATGAAGGATTCGGTTAACTCTTCCTTCAGACCACCTTCAATAGCGAGTTGATTTTCAGTAATCCATTCTTGAGCAACGTACTCAAGATAGGAATCAACACGCTCTTGAAGTTCTTCTTTGATTTCTAAAACAGATTCTACAAGTTTTTCTTCATATTTAACTTCAAGGGATTCACGAATTTCTGATACTTTTGATCTTAATGCAGATTCAAAAATAGTTCTTGCTTTATCTTTAAACTCTTCGGAGAGATCTTCTTCTTCACCGCTATTTAAAAGTGCATTAACATCATCTTCAATATCAAAATCTTCCTCAATAACTTCCTCAGACTCTTCTTCAGACTCTTCTTCAGACTCTTCTTCAGACTCTTCTTCAGACTCTTCTTCAGAAATTAGTTCTTCTTCAATTTCATCAGTAATCTCTTCCTCGATTACTTCTTCTTCATGCTCTTCTTCTTCCTTTACAGCACCTTTTAGTGATTGCATAGGATCTGCTGCCTTAGCACCTTTGTTAACTATATTTTTGACTGCCTGAAGAGTAGCACCAGGAGTCTTTAATTTTGCAGAATCGTCGTCTGACTTATAGTCTTCTGGAGTAGGTCCACCAAGATCTTCCCAAGATCCACTTTGACCTGCTACTACATTGGCAGAAAGTTTTGACATTGGATCTCCAGATTTAGCGCCAGAATTAACAGCAGTCTTGGATTGAGCAGTGCCTACTTCCATTTCTTGTAAGTTTTTACCACGAGACATTTGAACTCTCCGAAATTTACCTTTATTAAATCTATATTTATTTATAATTTGATAATTTACACTAATATATTACAATGAATTTAAAAATTCATTAAATAGATTAATTTTATGTTCTTCTAGTTTTCTTTTATCAACTAGAGTATTTATTTTATTTTGAGTTTGTTTTGCAAGTTTTTCACGAAGAATTCCTCCTTCCCAAACCCATTCTTTTCCTTCCATAATTCCCTGGACAAATGCATCTGGGGCTGAAGGATCTGCTACAATATCAGCAGCAGTTGCAAGCATAAAATCTTCACCAACCTCATTAAAACCTTCTTTTGTTTGTTTTAGTGATCCAATACCACGAGAAGAAACTCCTAAACAAACTCCTTCTTTAAGTAAAGACTCTGCAATCTTACCCATTGGAGTTGAAAGAATTTGTGCTTTACCGATGAAGTTATTTCCTTCACGACAAAGGTTTACAATCTTATGAGAAACTCTATCTAAATTTACAGTTGGTCCGTCTGGATGACCAAGTTCACCTAAAGCACGACCTTTATTTACATATTCTTCGGTATAACGTTTTACCTCTCTTTCCATAATAGAAAGAGGATACATGCGACCATTACGATTTACACACTCCGCTTGAAGAAAAGGTCCTTGAATATAAAGTTTCTGATTTTTACCAGTTCCTTCAGTAAGAACTTCTACTTTTTCGATTTCTTCTCTGATTAGTTTCATTGCTCTTAGTTGGTGAATCCTACTTTTGATACTTTAATTGAAGTTGATGCGTATATAACATCAGTTGGTAGTTTTTCTAAAAACTCAACTGAATTTCCTGGCATACTAAATTCAAGTGCAGAAGATGCTCCTACTTGAGTAGCAACTCCAACAGTAACAATTCCTGTATTATTATTATGAAGTCTTACGCAAGTTGCACTATTAACACTTGTGGCGGAACCCACATCAGTGCCTGTACTAACTTCGGTCTCAATTATTCTAGTTCTTTGCATTTTTATGATAAAGATTTATTAGTTATTTATAAAATAGGCAATTACCTACTAATCTCTTCCCAGTCCAGAGAAGCATAAACATCGGCACCCGCAGTATCAGATGCACATACTAGTGTTAATTCATAAGGAGTTCCAGTCAATCCATTTCTTTCTAACTGAAACTTAAATAATGCTTCTTTCAGAATATCAACTGATGCAGAAGATTGGTTATTTGATGAGAAGAATCCGGATGCTAAAACTCTTCCACCACTCACAGTTCCCCCACCAATCTTATATTCCACAGAACTATCAGGACCAGCACTTACCCAATTAGTACCACCAGTTGTTGCTGATGCTCTTACCTGCCAATTATAGAAAACGCCATTTCCAGTTCCCATCAGTGATAGTGCTGTCAAAATTACAATCGCATCTAATCTATTTGGTGAAGATTTAAGACGAATAGAAATCACAGGATAATAAGTTCCAGCAGGAGTTGGTAAATCTACTGGTGCTGTGACTGGTGTTTGAACTGCCTGCTGTAATCCACGAAGTTCATAACCACCTTCAGAGATTACAGAAGAGCAGACTTGCTTCATAGTGCTACTACTTGTAGTAATTCCACTATTAAAAATTTCATATCTTAAAGGAAGTGATGCTGTTGTAATATAGGTTGATTCA